TCCGAGAGTTATTTAACACATTTGAAGAAGCACATGAAGTATTAAATTTAACAAAAGATGATATAACTAAATGGCAATTGAAGTATGATAAAGATAAAAATACATTAGTTTTTCCTATAACATATAGGCATGAATTAAAAGCTCTGAAGGGTCGTAATTTAAGACAAAAAGGTTTTATGTATTATGAAGGTTCAGCTAATATAAAACAGGAGGGCTTATGGTATGGTATGGATATGACAGGTGATAAGCATCCCTCGAAGATAATCCTTTGTGAAGGTGAACGAGATGTTATCTTGTTGTCCAGACGAGGGTTTACTGCTTGGGGTGCATTAGGCTCATTAACTAAAAAACAAATTCAGATAGTAAGACAATCAAATATACCATTTGTTTTATTTTTTGATAATGATAATGCAGGGCAGAATATGCAGCGTCAAATTATTGACGCATGTAATTTGTTTAATGAATTATATGTTGTTAATGAATATGGTGGTTGCAAAGACCCTGCGGAACTTATTGAGAATAAAAAGTTAAAACAAGCAATCTTATCAATTACAAAACTATAAGGAGATTAAAAAAATGACAGCAAAAAATTGGTTCAAACTTGGGCAAGATGGATTACAAGAAAAACTTTCAATGGATTCAGCTAATCAAATCAGAGCATCAAAAAATGCACCTCGTTTTTGGTTAAGGGTGGGAGAAGAAGCGGTAATTGTATTTGTGGATGATACTGGTTTCTATGCTAAAACACATCAACTAAACATTGCAGGTTCTTGGAATAACTTTGTTACTTGCACAGCAGATTTTCAACCGTGTCCTGTTTGTAATAGTGGTGATAGGCCATCGTTAATTGGTTATTATACCGTGATTGATACCAGGGAAATTCAATTTAAGGATGGCACGAGAGCTAAAAATCGTAGGGTATTGTTTCCTGCCAAAAATGTAGCTATCAATATGATAGCTGATTTGAAGAAGAAATATAACTCATTGATTGGTTTGGCTGTTAAGGTTAAGCGATATGGGCAGAAATCCCCGAATTGTGGTGATTATTTTGAAGTTATTTCTGATAAACGTATTGCGTTGAAATCGTTGGGCACTGATGCGGAGGTAGTTTATAATTATGAAAAGATATTGGCACCACCGACGCCAGAAGAATTAGATACATTGGGTTTTGGAAATAGAGCTTTGGGTGAAGTCACTGCCGATGTTGATAATACAGATGATATTCCCTTTTAAGTATGAATAATTTTCCCTTTGATAAAGTTATACGAGTCGAGGGTATGGCGCTGGTTCATACACCAGCGCCTGATGCCTTGAAAAAGGCATTAACTTTACAGAATACCCAGAAATCTTTAATTTTGCCTGTGTATAAAACTACAGATGACCCATCGTTGTTATGGATACCTCGGGCTATTGCGCAGCAACCAGTAGATACTATCGAATGGAAACGTTTTCATTTTAAGCATAATATTAAGCTGCGGCCTCTTCAGCAAACGTTGTTAAACGCATTCTTACAACGCATGGATGTTTGTGGTGGTATTTTATCTGCTGGCACTGGTGTAGGCAAAACTGTAATGGGATTGTGGTTAACAGCTCTTTATGGGTTGAAGACATTGATTATTGTGCCTACGGATATGATATTCAAACAATGGATAGACCGAATACAAACATTCTTGGACGTGCCAAATATAGGCATAATTCGAGGTGCTGTTTGTAAGACCGATGCTCCGATTACAGTTGCTATGTTGCATACAATTGTAAAACCAAAGTTTAAGCATTTACATAAAGAATTTGGTTTGGTTATTTATGATGAAGTGCATACAGTAGCTACCCAGCTTTTTCATAATGCTTGTGGTAAATTTCATAGTAAATTTAATATAGGATTATCTGCTTCGCCATATCGTAAAGATGGAATGGCTAATGTCTTTTTGTGGCATATCGGACCTATATATGCTTCAATGAAAAAAGTTGATAGTGTTCCACGAGTTAATGCTGTCTTTCTGAAAAATGATGTTACGACATATACCTGCCGTAGATGGAATGGTAAATTAAATTTAGGCAAATTTTATAATCAATTAGTAAATGTTTCTTCTCGTAATCAAATGATTATGAAATATGCCATAAAGGCGTATCAAAATGATTATAAAACTTTAATTCTAACAGAACGATTAGAACATATTGATATACTTAAACAATTACTCATATCTAAAATACCTGCTGACCATATTGGTATTTTAACTGCGAATATAAAAGAGCTTGATAAACCAATTATTATTGGGACATATGGTTCGGCTGGTATGGGATTAGATATTCCATCTTTAAGCTGTTTAATTTTAGCAACACCTCGAACGGATGTTTTACAACCAGTTGGTCGTGTAACCAGGGCTAAAGATATTCAACCCGTTATTATTGATTTAATTGATGTGAATGATAAAATGATGGTAGCTTGGTGGCAGAAAAGAAAGAAGGTTTATGCATCTTTAGGTTGTAATTTAAGGGAATTGGTTTTTTGGAAATGAGTAAAAAATTACCTCTATATTTTAAGTTATATTATGACCATGAGTGTTTCCGAAGACATAAAAAGCGAAAGTTGAGAAAAACTTTAGAAGTTCATAAATCTAATCGAGAGCATAATCCTATTATTCAACAAAGAAAAAGAGGTAAAGATAAACTTCAAAAAATGTTTGATACTATTCCACAAATTTTAGAATTTCTTGAAGCGTTTCCAGAAATTGAATTTTAGAAAGGAGAAATTAGTTATGACACGGCCAAAAAAAGAAAAAGATGATGTAGTCTTTACAGGTGTTCCAGCAAATGTATCTTATAGCTTAACAGCCACAATCAATATGGGTAACTTTGAGTCTTTGAAAATTCAGGTTGGATTAAGTATGCCTTGTAAAGCTACCAAATTACAGATTGATAATAAATTCAAAGCTATTACAGCACATGTTGAAGAATTATTAGATATTAAAGTAAAAGAATTAACAGGGGGTTCCCATGGAACTAACCAAAATGTTATCTAAATATCAATATTATGTTGGTGATAAGGTGCCACCTATTCAACGATTACCAAGTGGTATTTTAGCATTTGATATTGTAACAGGTGGTGGTATTCCTATTGGGCGCTTTACTGAATTTTATGGTGATAAATCCACTGGTAAAAGCACCACATCCTTACGATTTATTAACCAATTTCTTCAGCGAGATGATAGAAAAGCAGTTTATTTAGACTTTGAAAATACATATGATGCCGCATGGGCAAAATGTTTTATTCAAGATTTAGATAGAGTTATTGTTGTTCAACCAGACTATGGAGAATTGGGCGTTGATTTATTTATTGAATTACATAAACATGCAGATGAAATAGGCTTTATTATTTTAGATAGTTTAGCCATGATTATTCCAACTAAAGAGGTTGATGATGATGCTTTAGCACAACATGTTGCCACACAAGCTCGATTAGTTAGTAGTATGCTTCGCAGAGCATTACCTTGTATTTCAAAAAATAATCAAAATAAAACGCCTATTACAGTTATTTTATTAAACCAAATTCGAATGAAGATTGGTGGTTATGGTCAACCTAATCAAGTTACCAAACCATGTGGTAAAATGCAGGATGCTGTTGTTTCTATGGATATTCGTTTTTACTCTAAAGAGTATAAAGTTGTTTCAAATGTTCCTGTATCTGTTACACATCAAATCAATGTTGAAAAAAATAAAGTCGGTGGACACCCAAAACGCACTGCACAATTTAAGATTTGTTTAGTGCCATCTAATGGATTAAAAATTGGTGATTGTGAAGATAATGATTTATATCTTGCAATGATGAAAAAATTACATTTAATACAACGAGATGGTAATAAATGGGTTTATAATGGTAATATATTCAAAAATTTGATTGAAGTTGAAGAACAGTTGTTACACAACCCAGAAATTAAACAGCAGTTATATCATCTAATTTTGGATAAAGTAACAACAGATTTGAGTTTATTGGTAGGGGATGATGAAGACGCCTAATATGATATTACGATGTATTTGTTGTAATCAACCATTTACAGGGAAAGCTACACCATTTTTAACTATGGAACCACCTGTGTGTTCCACCGAATGTTTTATTTGGTGGATAGCACAATTTTCTAATAAGCCATTAACTGATGTTACTCCAGTAATTCACTGCAATGAAAATGACTTTCGCAATGATTGGGAACGTCGTGTTGCCAATTTTTTAACTTATTATCAAATTCCATATTTATATGAAGCTATAGCTATCCCTGTGGGAAAGAAAAAATATATTCCTGATTTTTATTTACATGATAGTGGAATTTATCTTGAAGTAAAAGGAAGGTGGTATCCTGGGTATAAGACTCTTTTTGTAAATGCTTGTAAACAAAATCCTGATTATTATTGGCTTTTAGATGGACATTTTTTGAAACGGATAGGGATACTAAATGGACATTGATGAATATCTAAAATTATCAGATATTTTCATGTATTTTGTGCCCAGGAAAAAAGATGTTGAAGTTAAACAAGAGCATGTGGATATGCTTTTTATCTTGCTTAATAAGTTATTAGATGATATAAAAATAAAAATGGCTGAATTACCACCAGATGTTGACCAAGTTCGAGAATTGTTTTTTATTGTAGAGTCATTGATGCGAATTAAAAAACAGTATTTTTTAAATGCGGCTAAATTGAAAGACAGTTTACAAAGGATACAAGAATATGACCCATACTGATAATAATATTCTTACGGCTGATGAGTTATATCGGTTGATTGTAGATAATATCAAAATATCTTCTACCAGAGGCAACGATTTTTCAGTCTTAAATGCTTCTTTACTTTATAATATATGCCCACGAGGCTGTCATTTAATTTATAATAATAAATTACTGGTTCATCAACAAGAAAAATCCATAGATGATAGTTTGAAATTAGTATTCAAATTAGGTTGGAAAATAGAAGAAATTATAAATGAAGCACTACTACAATATCATATCAATGTGCCTTTACTGTCATATAAAATAGGCGCTTTTACTATTAAAGGACATCCAGATATTATTATAGAAAACAATGGAAAATTATATATATTAGAAATTAAATCTATGAGTTTAGAACAATTTAAGCAGTTAAAACAACCTATTTATAAACATGAACATCAATTATTAACATATTTATTATTAGCAAAAAAGAATAAATTAAAGGTAACACAAGGATTTTTAGTTTACGTTTCTAAAGGACATTGGAAACCACCTATTAAAATATATCCAATGTCATTAAATAAAACCTTTGAACAACAATTCAAACAATTTGCGAAAGGGTTATGTAGTAATACGATGCCTGACCGTGCTTGTGCTACACAAGTTCATGCAAGTTTAACAAATTGTCCTGTGAAGGATTTGTGTTTTGCTGTATGAGTATAAAACAAATACTAAAAATCGAGTCTAATAAAAGATTACAATATCATCTTAATTTATATAAATCATTATTAAATGGTGATATATATAAATATGGAATATTATTAAAAAATTTTTTTGTTAAACGAATTGAATTAAAATGGGATAATATTCTTATACAAAAATTTCAGAAATTAAAAGAAAGTATTAACCCTCGGAAACCTATTATTATCATTCATTTACCACGCCATAAACATTCCGAGGATATTGTTTTAATTGAATTGAAAGATTTTATTGAAATGTTCAAATTTTATACAGAAAGGGGAAAATCAAATGGAGTGTCTGGAGATAACAGCACAACAAATTCCACAACTATTCAAGAACAGTCATTTAATTACGATGGACGTGGAATGGACGCCTGATAATCTACTATGTATATCCTTAACTGATAACCATGATAAAGGGTATGTCTATTTTTTTCAAAACAATATTATTCCGGATGAGTTAAAGGCGCTTTTAGAAAATCCCAAAGTTAAAAAGGTTGTTGCTAATCGTCCTGCAGACGAACAAAAGCTGCTACAATACGGCTGTAAAGTTACAGGTATTATTAACGATGTCTTTTTAATGGGGCATATTGTTGATGAGAACATTCCAAAATTCTCATTGAATGCACTTGTTGAAGAGCATTTAGGCATTGTAAACATGAAAGCCACAGCTCAAGGTAAGCGCCATAAATTAGATGAATTATCACTTGACCAATTAGTAGTTTATTCAGGTCAAGATGCGGCCTTAACCCATCAGTTATTTGAAAAATTAAAATCTTATATTCTTAAAGATAAAAAATTATTAAATTATTATCAACATTTTTTACAACCTATTTCTAATTTATTGCCTGTATTACAACAATATGGGTGTCATATTGAGATTTCAAAACTTAAAGAAAATGAACATAAGTTACAAAACATGGCACAAGAAAAAATTGATAGTGCCTTAAATTTAATTCCAGATACTATTAAATATAAGTATAGAGATAATTGTAGTTTAACTCGTAATGCTTTATTGGTAGATTATTTATTTACACATTCAGATGGATTACGATTAAAACCACAAATATTTACTGAAAAAACAAATACGCCTGCTGTATCCGAAGCACATTTGAAACAGTTTAAGAATAAACCTTTTGTTAAACATTTATTAGATTTCAAGAAAATACACAAAATATTGAATACTTATATTACTCCAATGTATGAATATATTGCTAATGATGGTAGAGTATATCCTGATTTATTTTTATATCGCACAGTAACAGGACGCACCGCTATGTCTAATCCTCCTATTCAACAGATACCACAACGAGGGTCAGCATATGTTGATTTAGTACGAGAGTTGTTTGTAGCAGATGACAATTGGTCAATGGTATCAGTTGATTTAAGCCAAAGTGAATTGCGTATTATGGCATGGCTTGCTAATGAACCGAATATGTTAAATGCGTATAATAATGGTATTGACCTCCATAAATTAACTGCCAGTTTAGTTATGAATAAGCCCTTAACTGAAATTGGTAAACCAGAACGCCAGGCTGCTAAAAGTATTAACTTTGGATTTATTTATGGTATGGCGGCCAAAACCTTTGTGACTTATGCTAAAGAAACCTATGGATTATCCATTACCCAAAAAGAGGCTGAAACATTTAGGGAAAGATATTTCGATGCGTATCCTAATGTTTTACGATACCATCATGATGTTATAAATTTTGTGCGGCGAAATGGATATATTAGTTCACCATTATGCAGAATAAGACATCTCCCAGAAGTAAATTCTAATAATCCAGCATTGCAATCCAGTGCTTTTCGACAAGCTATTAACTTTAGGATTCAAAGTTTTTCATCAGATTTAGGTTTATTAGGAATGTATCTATTCTATCAACAGTATAAAGATAATCCAAAGTTAAAAGATAAAGTTAAATTATTATGGTTTATACATGATGCAATTTGTTTCCAGGCACATGATGATGTTTTACAAGAAGCCGTTGAGTTAGCTCAAGTTTGTTTAGCTGAAGAAACCAAAAAATATATTAAAAAATATTTTAATGTTGATGTTGCATACCCTATTGAAAGTGAAGCTAAAATTGGTAAATCCTGGGCTTTGTTAAAATGAAAACGTTTTCATTTTTGGGAAAGGAGATATTATGTCTAAATTATTGGCATTAGATTTAGGTTTATCTTTTACTGGATGGTCTTTATTTCTTGATGATAATTTGGTAAATTGTGGTTGTATCCATAATCCTGAACAAACAAACGTTAAAACTAAACAATTAGCTACGTTTTATAAATCACAATATTTATATAGCAAGTTATCGGATTTAATAACAACAACAGCGGTTAAAAGTATTATTTGTGAAATGCCTACTGGAGGCAGTAAGAGTGCTATTGCTTTATCTTCCATGAGTATGTCAAATGCTGTGCTCGCAAGTTTAGTAATGCAATATCAATTAACGTTATATAAAGTTACACCGAGGCGTATAAAAACTATTACTTGTAATAATTCAAAAGCAACAAAAGATGATATGATGAATCAAATTAAGTATTTATACCCATCATTACCTAAAATCCCTAAAAAATACTTTGAACATATTGCAGATAGTATCGGCGCTTTTTTAACTTATAAAAGCAATTGTTTTACGGAGGTTCCAAATGTTTTTGCATAATATTAAAGCCAGAGATATTCCTGATGCTTGGTTTCAGGTTTTGTATTATCTATTGGCTAAAGGACGTCGATATACTATTGAACGAGGTAGTTATGAAGGACAACAACGAATTGAATATGATTATATAACACTACATATAACTTATCCAAACACACGACCATTGTTACCAGATATTCCACCTGGCTTACCTATACCAGTTCCAGCATCAGAAGAGTATTTACAAAAATATGTGGCTTACTTAATGACCTCCGAAAAGCAAGAAAATGAACAATATACATATGGTGAATTTATTGAGCCACAGTTATCGGAAGTTATAACCATGCTAAAGAAAACACCAAATACTAATCAAGCCTGTATAAATATCGGAGATGTTAATTCTGTAACCTTGGAACACCCACCATGTTTACGATTATTAGATTTTAGAATTCAAGATGATAAATTACATTTAATTTGTTATTTCAGGTCATGGGATGCTTGGGGTGGATTGCCAGTAAATTTAGCTGGTTTACAAATGCTCAAAGAATTTATAGCCGAAGAGGTTGGTGTAAATGATGGTGAAATCATCGCTTCAAGCAAAGGCCTTCATGTATATGGATTTGTTGAAGAATTTGTAAAGCAACGAGTTGGAAGAAATATATTAAAAGATTTTTAAGTTAAATGAAAGGATTAAAAAGAACATGAAACGAGATATATTACGAGCGCCTATCCAATGGTTTGGAGGTAAAGGTAGAATGATAACTAAACTTATGCGCCATGTTCCATTAGGGGGTAAACCATATTGTGAACCTTTTATGGGTGCTGCCAGTTTATTCTTTGCAAGACCACCTGCACCAGTAGAAGTTTTGAATGATACAGATGGAGACCTTGTTAATTTATTTAGATGTCTTCAAGATAAAAATACATTCGATGAATTAGCGCATAAGTTACGCTATACACTTTATGCACGAGCGGAATATATTAAATCAATTGAGATATTACAAGATAAATCAATCACAGATAAGGTAATACGTGCTTGGGCGTTTTTTGTTAAACTTAACATGGGCATAAGCAATATAGCAAATTCTGCTGGTAGCTGGAGTAGAGCTTTTGTAAGTAAAAGAGATTGTGCGTGTAATACAAATTCTTGGATTATGCGGCTAACAATGTTAGAAGATTGGCACAAACGTTTGCTTATGGCACAGATTGATAACAGAGATGCTTTAGAAGTTATTAAGTATTGGGATACAGATGAAGCTATATTTTACATAGACCCACCTTATATTCATGACACAAGGAAATCTAAAAATGTTTACAATCAAGAATTAACTAATAAGTATCATCAAAATTTAGTTCAAATTATTGTAGATTGTAAAGGTGCTGTAATAGTATCTGGATATGAACATGAAATTTACAAGCCATTACTTGATGCTGGTTGGAGTTGCACTAAATACAATACTGCTTGTCATGCTGTTTGTAAAACCCGAAATTCTAAATTACAAGGTAACAATTCTGTTATGCAGCATGTTCCAAGAACTGAATGTGTTTATTCTAATCCTAAAGCTGTTCATTTAATAAAACATATGAAAGGAGATTTATAAAAATGAAATTGTCTGACACGGCAGAGAAAGTGTTAATGGAAAGATATTATCGTAGGGATAAGCAAGGTAGAATTATGGAAGATTGGGAACAGCTTTGCTATCGGGTTGCTCACATTGTCAATCATAAAATTGATAACCAATGGTTGACACAACAAGTATTTAACGAGATTTATAATTTAAGATTTTTGCCTAATTCACCTACCTTAATGAATGCTGGCACAAATGTTGGGCAGCTATCAGCATGTTTTGTTTTACCTATTGAAGATAACATGGATAGTATTTTTACGACTTTGAAAAATACAGCTTTGATTCATAAGACAGGTGGTGGTACGGGATTTGATTTTAGTAAATTGCGGCCTAAAGGTTCAATGGTGAGTTCAACCCATGGTGTGGCAAGTGGTGTTATTTCTTTCATGTCTATTTTTGATGCAGCCACTGGTGAGATAAAACAAGGCGGCAGACGTCGAGGTGCTAACATGGGTGTCTTGTCTATCAGACATCCTGAAATAAAGGAATTTATAACTGTAAAATCTGACTTAAATAAGCTCAATAACTTCAATATCTCTGTAATGATACCTGATGCTTTCATCAAAGCAGTTAAAGAAAAAAAGTCATGGTCTTTGATAGACCCTAATACAGGTAAAATAGTTGAAGAAGTTGATGCCAATGAATTATTCAATATGATAGCTGAACAGGCTTGGAAAACAGGTGAACCAGGTGTGTTGTTTTATGATACAATCAATAATTATGCTCCAGCTTCAATTAGACCTATAACCGCTACAAATCCGTGTGGTGAGTTGCCGTTGCCACCATATGGGTCGTGCAATCTGGGTTCTATAAATGTATCAAAATTTATCAATAAAGACAAAACAGATTTTGATTATGAAAACTTAAGACATACTGTTGAAATAGCTGTTGATTTCCTTGATTGTGTTATTGACGCAAACAAATATCCATTACCTCAAATAGAAGAGGTAACCAAGAAACACAGGATGATTGGGCTTGGCATAATGGGATTTGCTGATGCTTTGATACAGTTAGGCATACCATATGATTCTACGGAAGCGTTAGAAAAAGCTCATGAGCTTATGTATGCTATTACATCATATGCTAACAATGAAAGTAGCATATTAGGGCATTCTCATGGTTGTATATATAAAAATAAACATAATACAACACTTACTTGTATAGCACCAACAGGTACTCTATCAATGATTGCGAATTGTTCTTCTGGAATTGAACCTCTGTTCGCTTTGAGCTATACAAAGAATGTAATGGACGGTAAAAGTTTTACATATATCAATGAGTATTTGCTTGCGAAATTAAAAGAATTAAATTTGGATAAAGCAAAAATAATAAATGAGATAAAGCGGACAGGTAGTATTCAGCACATCAAAGAAATCCCTGGTGATATTAAAAGGATTTTTGTAACTGCTTTAGATATATACTATACAGAACATATAAAAATGCAAGCAACATTTCAAACACTTGTTGATAGTTCTATATCTAAAACAATTAACTTTAGAAATAATATGACTATTAAAGATGTTAAAAATGCTATTCTTATGGCACATGAATGGGGCTGTAAGGGCATCACAGTTTATAGGGATGGGTCACGATTAAATCAAGTGTTGACTGTAACTGGAACTAAAAAAGAAGATACTGTAAAGATTGAACCACCTCAAGCGGAATCAATTTTGCAAGAGAGGCCAACTAAATTGGAAGGTATAACAAAAAGAGTAAAGACTGGTTGTGGTAATTTTTACATTACAATTAACAAGATTGATGATAAACCTGTTGAAGTATTGAGTCATATAGGTAAAGCAGGAGGATGTGCCATATGTCAAGGTGAAGCAGTTTGTAGGTTAGTTTCGCTTGGCTTAAGAGCAGGTATAGGACCTGATAGAATTATTAAACAGTTACATGGTATTAGGTGTCCTTCACCTATATGGTATGAAGGTGGCCAAATTTTATCATGTCCTGATGCGATTGCTACTGCATTGAAAGAAGAATTTAATATAGATGTTAAATCACCACAGCCTGTGGGTCAGATTCCTTGCCCTGAATGTGGGGCTGATATGAAACCTGACAGCGGCTGTTTTGTTTGTTCAGTATGTGGATATTCAAAATGTAATTAGAGGAAATTGATACAATGGATGATTTAAGCCAACAAATACAACAGGATTTTTTGAATGGTGAAAAAGCATCTCAAATTCGTAAAACTTATCAAATAGGTAAACAACGATTAGAGAAGATTTTGTGCCAAATACCTAATGAACAAATAACTACATGGAGATATTACCCTGTTGCCAAAGACCAGATAATTAGTTTTTGGCAACAGGGATATAGATTAAGTCAAATTACCTGTATGACAGGATACCCAATAATTCTTTGTGAAAAAGTATTAAAGTATAATAAAGTTTTTTAATCTGTTTCGTCAGCATTCGCCAGAAGGATGCCAAGTTTGGATGGTTTGCCAGATGCTCGTTTCAGAGTTTGTTTGATTGTATTCATTGTAATAAGAGGAATAACACCACCATATTTGGCAGCCTTCTGGTTGTATCTTGTAACATCATTTGTAATAATTTGGCGAATAGCATTCTCATCAGGAGCCCAACGTAACTTATCATAAATTGTATTTCTTTGTTCATCATATAATTTCTTTGTAGTATCAGCGGCTAATTTTGCTTCTGTTTCTTTTACAGGTCGAATTGGTCTTAACCCTAATCCTGCAAGTACAGCTTCAGAGCCTGTGTATTTAATTGGTTGCCCATAAACATCTGTAACAACATTTCCATATTTTGTGAGTAAAGGTTTATTTTCAGCATAATTTGAATATGCGGATACAGCTTTTGAAAGTGATGGTGGGGCTATTCCCAAGAACATGTTTTTGAAATCACCTCGTTGTACTGCTCTATAAAGAGCCTCTGTATCCGATGATGTTCCACGCCATACACCAAATAATGTATTCATTAAACTGGGTATAGATAAATCATCAGGTATTAAGCCAACAGACAACGATGTTGATATATCAGAGCCTAATAATGATGGTGCTCCATAGGTCAAGACATCTGCTCCTGTTTGCCCAACATGTTTTTGTAATGTTTTATAGAACGCTTGTTTAGTATCTTTATCATCATCTGTAATCCATTGAAATGCTTTTAATATTTGGGTTACAAAAGGCACAGCTAAAGCACCACCAAACAGAGTTGTATATAAACCATTTGCCAATAATTTATCAAAATAAACTTTATTTTGTTCATTCCTGATAGTTTTATATAACCAACCTAAATAATTTACTTCATATCCTCGTAACGTTAACATTGATGATACTATAGGATTCTTTAGAGCTATTAGTGGTTTATTAACTTTTGAAAAAATAAAAAATGCATTATCATTATATTTAGTACCAAAGTTTATAGCGTCCTCATTTGATAACCCTTTTTGTTTAGCCAACCGATATGCCATTAAAGCACCCATTTTACGACTTGCTAATTCCATAGATTGCATAGGAGCCATTAAAGAAGTAAATAGACTATGTAAATATGATGGCAAAATCATGGATGCTTCATTTCGTATTTGTGAAACAAAAGTATTTGCTGCTACACTGGTGCCTAAAATTTTATCTAATGCGTTTTGTTCTTCTGGATTTATTGTATCTAATCGCATTAAATTTTTAAGAAGTGACCAAGAACTTTGTGATAGTCCACTTAATGCTTTTATATTGGCATTAACAAAATCCATACCTGATGTGCGTTCTGGTTTATATTGCCGCAAAGCATCCGCTTCAGCATTCATAAAACCAAGAATTTCAGGCAGACCTACTGTAAATGGTTGTGTTAACTGTGATAAAGCACTTTTAAGACTCATACCTAACATACGCACAGTTAAAAATGTCTTTATTGTTGCAGTTGCTTTATCAAGTACGCTGGCTGGTTTTAACATTGCTCCAGTATATTCGTTATAATATTTGAAAAGTTGTGTATCATTTTGTAACTGATGTCTAACATCAGGACTATTTAGATATGCTTGTAATTGACTTGTGGCCGTGAGTCTTGCAATGCTATTTGACATTGCTGGTAAATAAGTAGAAATAACCTTTGGAAGATTTTTTTCAAATCCTTCTACAAGATTTTCTTGGCGCTGAATGAAACGAGATGTTGCAAAACCTCTACTCATAAAATCATTTTGTATATCACTCTGAATCATTGATATTAGGTTATCAATAGCCTTTTCATCAACAGGATGTTCTTGCTTTAGTCTTTCAGTCATATACTCAAGATACTGTTGCACAGCTGTATTAGTAGTTCCTTCATATAATGAAGATACATTATTTGGATTTTTTGCTTTTACAATAACAATATCATTGTCTTTAACATTTCGTGGTAATTCATCAACAATACGCCCATTATATTGGGTTTGTAACCTCTTCATTATTTTAGCGGCTTGATAATGACCACCTGTTTGTGTGATTGTAGTAGGAGTATGCTCTCTATGTAATTCAGCCCAGTATGATTTTGTAGTACCATCAGGGTATTGTTCATTAACCCCTTGGTAAACTTTAATAGCCCATTCGCCACGTTGCCGTAAACGAGGGGTATAAAATTTATCAGCTGCTGTATAAGCATTAATTTGGTCATCAAAAGGTTTAATTTTGCTTAACGCATGCCCAATAAATTGATTAACAGTCTCATCTTCTTTTATATTAAATTCTTTTGGGATGACAATAGGGTTGTCTCTTAAAGAATCACTATTTTGAGCTATCCATTCAACCAAATGTTTCCGAGCATTATCAGATAAATTAGCATATTCAGGCGTATTACTCAAAGCATAAATCACAGAATTTTTTAATGCAGTGAAATATTCGGTAGCCATTTTATCAAAAAATTGTTTGGTTTGGTGATAAATGTTAATTTCATCATTAGTTAATTTATATTTATTTTTTAATGTATTGTTATCTAATAATTTACCTTGAGCATCACTATCCCAGACGGCCTTTGCAAACATTGGGTTTTTAACATTTTCAATATCCCTATAAAATTGTTTGAATGCTGCTATGAGTAAATTACTTCTTTCCTCTGATGTTTTAAAAATGTTAAACAATGATTTAATAACAGGATGATTGAACCATTGAGAACTAAGAAACATCCTGGCGAATGAGCTTAAACGTTTATCTCCTTTAAGAGAATCAACAACATGTTTAATAATACTAAATTGTGTAGGAACTATATCATCTTTATCAACAGAAAAACCAAGTGCTTTAAGTTGTTTAGTTTCAAATTCGTTTTGAGCTTTTCTAAAATCTGCAAAAATAGACCTATCTTTATTTTTTTGTATAGCCTCAAAAATATCATCAGCATTATTAAAACCTAATCCGTTTATAGCGTTATTTACTCTTTCAAAGAAGTTTGCAATTTTCTTAAATATACCTGTTTGATTAGGTTCCATTATTTTATCAGCAAAGGCATCAGCAGCTTGTTCCATCCAATGTTCTTTACCATTACTAAAAGCCTTTTTTAGAGTTGTAATTTCTTTTGGTGTAAAATAACCACTGTTTACTAATGTTTCAAAAACTTCATGCAAAGCTGTGCGTTTAGCTTCGGCGTCTTTTAAACCCGCACGCAACCAAATTAATGGAGCATTTGAATTTGATAGAATTATATTAACACCTCGAACTTTTTGTAAATAGGCTTTTAAGGCTAAATCAGCAGGTATGGTTTGGTCATGTCTGCCAATGGCTTCTAAAATATCTTTATCTGTAAATCCAAGAGATTTTAATTTGTCAGATATGTTATCAAAATTAACAAATTCAATTTTAGCTGGAGTTAGGTCACCTAATGTTTGACGCAACCAATTAGTTAATTTTTGTGATATTGAATTTTGATAATAAACAACATTACCATTTTGAATATCTCGTTTAGCTTGTTCCTGTAAAACTGGTTTAATATCTTCAGGTACTTTTTGCACCATATCTAATACTTGTGGCACTGTCATTTTACCTGTTGCTAAATCATCTTGTAACTGACTAATAGTTTGTTCGGTTGGATGTGTTAATTCTTTTTTTGATATGGTTGGTTTAATTTGTGGTTGAATAGTTTGGTTTTTTGTGACAGCATCAAAAAATCTTTGCTTCAATTGTTCTTTATATGTCTGTAACTCATCACGTTTAGCGGGGTAATCTTGTGGTGATTCATATCTGGCCTCTTTGACAGCATCTTCTTTAGCTTTAAGATTATCAGTTTCCCCTAAAACTTTAGCTATTGTAGATATATCATTATCTGTAGTTTGATTTTTAAATGTTTCAAATAAGTTGTGATTTACAATATTTGCTTTTAATTTATTATATGTAATTAATTCCCCTGGAGTTAAGTGTGGGTTTTCTACAAATGTATTGGGTATTTGTTCGTTTGTATTTTTAAGTTCAGGAACAGTACCTTGCTTTTCTTGTAATTTAGATTCACTTGATGCTACCTCTGGATTTTTTCCTACTTCTGGATTTTGTTGAACATCTATAGGTGTGGATTCCTTATCTACTGTAGTAATATTATCAATGGCCTGTTTTTGTTCTGGTGTTATTTTTAAAGTTTTCCTATTTGTAGTATTTGAATTTGCTTCATTATTTGGTTCTTCTACTGATTGTTTTTCCACATTATGTATATTTATTTCTGGTGACGTTTCAGGTAATTTTTGGTTTACTACATTAGTTTCTTCAATTGGACTTTTTTTTTCTGAAGCTGTTGGATTTTGAACTCTATTACTCTGAAGATTTTGTTCTGTTGGATTTTGTAATTTTTGATATGACTCTTTAGCGTCAAGCCGTCTATCAGCATAATACTTAAATTTTTTTAGTAATTCCGTAGCACTTTTATCTTGACCAATTATTTCTTGTGACTTCCCTGGTTGATTAAAAATAGCATAATATTGGTTAGTTTTTGTATCTTTGCGTATATCAACAAAATAATCTTTATTTGTTTCACTATATGCTCTTGCAACATATTGTGTTCCAGGAATTGATTCTTTATATGGTGTTGCATTAATCCTATCTTCTATTGTTTCAAAATTTGTTGGTTGCGTCTTTATTGATGGAGTTTCCGTTGGTTGTGTAGTTTCAGGTTCAGTTGATGTTGTAGCTTCAGGTTGAGTGGGAGCTGCCATAGAACTTAGTTTAGCATTTTCTTCTAATCTATCTAATATAGGTTGTGTATTCCTTAAAACTTCTTCGGCAGTTTTACCATACCCAATTACTTCATAAGGCTTACCTGGCACATTTTGAACTGCAAAAAATGTTGGTTCAGGACTATTAGGGTCTTTATATATATCAATAGAAATACCACTGTTACTCTCATGATTCAAATTTCGTCCAACAAGTTGTAATCCTGGTATTTTTTCACCAGACATAGTGGAAGTAATTTGATTTATAATATCTGTATCGTGTAGAGGTTCTGAAAATTCTTGGGAGGATAAGGTTGGCGATTCATCTGTAATACCTACAATAGCTCGACGTTGTCCTGGTTCAACTTCTGTTTGAAAATATTTTTGAGTTTGAGGGTCATAAAAAACTTCTGTGCCACTTTCATTTCTATCTAATACTTTAACTGGTATAAACCCCTCTGGAATAGACCCATCATGTATTGTATCTTCCAATTGACCAGCTCTAACCTTTTCAATTGGCATATGATAAGATTTTGGAATATTCGGATAATCAGATACTTGTTCAGGATGCGCTTCCTGTGATGTTTCAGGTTCAGACTGTGCTTCTTGAACAGGAGGGGCTTCTGGAACAGGCTGCGCTTCCTGTGATGTTTCAGTAGGTTCAGGCTGTGCTGCTTGATTTACTGCTTCCTGTTGACGAGCATTAACGGTATCTGTATATACCTTGTTTATATCTGCCACATCAGATGTTTCATGTAAAATTGGATATGTGCCTGTCTTTGGGTCTATTTCAGTCAAATCCTGTAAAACATATGTCTTAACCTTACCATCATTATCTTTGACTAAAGTCATGACAAGCTTATTAGGTCTATCAAGTAATTGTGTAAAATTATCTTTATGGTAAACTTCAAAGTTACCATTCATTATTGGTTCTTGTGATTGATTATTGCCAGGTTTTGTTAAATCTATTTTTGGTAAATCACCTGAGTGCATTGTATAAGGCATTGCTTCTTTAATTACATCAGGTATTTGCTGATTATCTTTATTATAAACTTTATTTAAGTCCATAACTAATGGTATAATATCTTTATATTTAGCAAAATTTTGAGCTATTTCATCTGGATTATCTGTCCAATTAGTATAGGCTTGTTGAACTAATTGTTGGTTTTCAGGAGATAAGTTATCGTAATTCTCATTATGTAAAAGACTAAATTGTGCATGTAATTTAGCTGCGTCTTCAGGTGATAATTGTGCTCCAGACGTTGCATTTTGTTGATTCTTTGCCAACCTTTCCTTTAGAGTTTTAGCACCTACTGTTCCTGCGCCAAGAACAGCACCAACAAGAGCATTTTCAAGGCCTTCTTTGCCTATATCTGATGCAGTAACATTTGGATTAATACCTGATGCCCCTTCAAGAGTTTTATTCAAAGCGCCTTGCGCTCCCATCGTAACAGCATCAGCTAATGCAGCCTTACCAGCTTCCAGCAATTTTGCTTTTAATGTATCAGGCACAACATTAGATGCTAATACCCCACGAGTAACTTTGCCAAGAATACCAGGGGCTACTGTATTGACTAACCCAAATGCTTCAGGATATAGACCATTCGATTGGTTAGGAGGCATTTCTTGATGTGCCTGTTCAGCAGATGATGCAAAAAGTGCTGGGAGTGTTACTTCTGGAGCGGCAGCAGAAGCAGCCATAATTGGTAAAGCACTTACAACTCCATGCTCTATTTTAGCAATTGGATTTGTGTATATTTGTTCAGGGTTTCCTCCATAATTTTGATTAACCCGTTGCTGCCAATCTTGTGCTACATGTTGCATTCCTTGTTGTAGAACTCTGAATATACTATCAGGTTGTGCCCCAAATATTCTATCAGGAACATAATCAAGGGCTTGGCCAACTAAATTTAATGTTTGAGGAGCCATACTCTCGGCAGCATGAAAAGGTGCTTGTAGTAACTGTTGGCCTACAGGCAATGCAGTCTGTTGAACTTGTGGTATTCCAAACTGTTGTTTATATGAATTTATTTGGTCATCATTATAACCTTGTTGTCTTAATGTATTTTCAAATAATTGAATACGTTGCTGTAAATCGTCCATTATAGCACCTCAAAAAATGAAAACGTTTTCATTTTATGTTCCTTCGGAAGCATTTTATATTACTTCAGAGTCAGTTTATGGTAATAAATTACCCTTGTAAATGTCCCAATCATTATTCAAATAATCTGTATCATTATTATTTGATTGTGTTGTGGCACCTGGTAATGCTTGCTGGGTATTATTAGTTCCTGATGATGGATTATTTTGTTGTGTTAATCCTAAACGTTGCGCTAAAGTAAGTGCATTAGCATCCATATCTTTATTTCCATAAACAATGTTGTATGCTTGATTTAATCTCGTAGCGCTATTTGTGGCATTAGCCGCTCCTGGGGTTTGATTATCCCCACCATATAGAGTATCGAACATATGTATTCTTTCAGCTGCCCGTGATTGAGCTGTTTTTACAGCACTATCAGCTAAATATTTTGATTGTTCTATTAACGGAGATATAGCGTTCATAACTGCATTGAATTCATATAAATTAGGTTTTTCTTGATTAACCCAATTAGATAAATAATTAGTAACTTTACCCATAAAATTTTGATGATTTTTTATATAAGGATGTATTTCCTGTTGAGCTTCATAGAAACTATTATTTTGTTGTGGTAGTAATGCAGTAGATTGTGGTAGTGCTTGAGTAGTATTATTACCACCCATATATGAACGTGCTAAAGAACCTCCAATTCCAATAGGAATTAGCCATTTAAGTAAGTCAGTTGTGCCTGCCATTTTTAACCTCCTGTAGCTTCATCATATTCTGGTAAAGCTATTTGTTAGGTATTATTAGTATATAAAGGAACACCATTATTTTGGTTTATTCTCTGAATTCCTGGTATTCCTATATTTGAAGGTAATGCCTGTTTATCATTATTAACAGTAGATGTGTTATCTTCATTAAATAGATTTTGCTGAAGATTTGCAGCAGATGGAAGTTTATAGTTATCGAACAAATCAAATGAGGGGAACAATGACCCAGTCGGCTGTTGAGGATTTGCCAATGTAACTTGTTGACCAATTCCATTGGGAGGGTTTTGGCCATGTGTCTTATTCCACAGGTCGGCAATATCACTAATTTGTTTATAATATGGCTGTAAAGCTGCATTATTTTTAGCGTTTGCTTCATTTGCTTGTGCTTGCCATACATTTGCACGAGCATACGACTCACTACCTTGTGCTGGTATAGCATATTGTGCTTGGGCTCGGTAGGCGTCAGCACGAGCCAGATTTTCAACTGACTGGCTTGGTCTTAAAGCAGCAGCACTTTGTGCATTTAGTAAACCAGCTTGTGCTTGCGCTTCTTGCGCCGCTCTAATGGCACTTAATTCTGACATTTTGTCTTCATGTGCCCGTTGAAATAATGCCATTAATGTTGGGTTTGGTTCAAATTTACCACTATCTGACCAATACATTTATTTTGCCTCCATTATCTCGGAGCCACATAAATATATTTAATTATGTTTTATGAAGCTCCACTTATTTTATTTTATTTTACTCATCCAAACTCTTAACTTAAAACGAGATAAACATATTGGAGATAAACTATCTAACACAATTTTAAAATCTGGATTATCCAAATAATTAGTATATATATCGTTTGTATATTTTGCAATATATTTTTTTAATGGATATTTTTGATGTGCTTGTAAAACAAAGTTTTGCCATATTGCTGTATCTATTTGAAGCTGATAATCTGATGGAATATACAAATCAAACAGGTCTGGTTTTACATATGAAACCATATATATTAAATAATAATCTTGTAATTGTCCATTTTGTAATAAATTTTTTATACTATCTTGTATTTTATCATTATCAATTAAGTCAACTTTAGATAGTTTATATTTCTGTCTAATAAATGTCCATATATCACATAAGTTAACTTGTGCTCCAATACCAACATATAATGCAAACCCTGTTAAATTTTCGTTATTATCTTGCACAAAATCACCTGGCATATAGTGTATGGGAGCTATTAAAGTGTATGCAAACGCTTTTTTACAACCACTTTTATTTATATACCAGGCAAATTGTTCTTGATGTAAAGAAGCATGATGAATATCTCCTAATCCTGGCACTATTGGAATGGTAGAACTTTGTCTATCCTCTCTATTATTACCCATTAATGGTTGTAAAACTCGCATGGCCGCAAATGATGTGGCAGATTTAGGGTCTTGTCCACCAATTAAAATTGGGTGTGCCCATGTAAACCAATCTCTTTTTATATTACCCATTCTATATGACCATTTTGTAAATCAGATTGTTCAAACCTTATTGGAACACAAGTATATCGTAACTGTTGATAACGGTAAAGTTGTTGATATTTATAATATAAATCTTGTGCTTCAGGTGATAAAACATTTGATGCCTCTGGATAACAACGTAAACCGTTTGAAAAACCACTCTCTGTAATTGTATAATCAAATAATGTATGTTTAATAGTTGTTGTATAATTAAAACCTGCTGCAACTATAAACCAATAGTTGCAATAATAAGAAGAATATATTTTTGATGTTTCAGAACCTTCACTCATAAATATAACATCATGATGTTTTATTAAATTACTTAAGGTAGGATGAGAAAACGGTATATTTTTAGCATATATTGAATAATAATCATCTATATCATGTGTTAATTCAATGTAACAATCATATGGTGCACAAAATGTTGAACCAAAAGGCCCCCCTCCACACACTTTTAATATCTGATATTGTATTGCACTAACATATAAATTATCATACTGCCTATATGTATCATAGAATGCAAAACATGGAGAGACATCATCTCGGTTAAGTAGTGCTGTTACTGGTAATTCAGGACATATACAATCTCCTGATACCATCCCAATTATTACATTAAAAGTCCAACCACCATATGCTGCTTGATATGGTTTACTATTTGAAGCTTTTGGTGGAGGTGAGGGTGGGTCTGCTCCTTCAAGACCTGAAAAAAATGCTTTATTTTCCCAAATATTATCCCATTTATGTTGAATATCAACCAGTTGATTATGATAAAGCAGACGAGCAAATTTTCTATCCCCATTATAACCTACAATAGGAATTTGATTTCCTAATTCACCATGAAAAATAGAAAATTGAAACTCTTTGGTATCTGTTCGTAGCTTATCAATTTTATATGTATATAAAAATCCATTTGCTGATGCCAAAGCTAAACCTGTTGGAACATAATAACCAGGAAGAGTCTGATGTGGACTATATGCATTCATCTGCATGTATCCATAATCTAATATAGAATTATATTCATATAAGAACTCTTTGTTAACATGTTCTTTAATAGGGGTATAATAACTTTCGCTGTAATCTGTTGTTATAATCTCAAATAAACCATTTGTTAGATTATATATTTCATATACATACATATTTACACAAATATCTTCAGTAAGTTCTTCTATATAAAAAAAGATTTTCCAAAATTCAGGGCTGTCATGCTCAACCCGATATTGAAAAAAATCTAATGAAGTTAAATCTTTAATATGTTTATCCATATCTAATATGACTTTCAATTTCAGCGTCTGCTAAAATATCAGTAATGTTACCTGTTGTTATTGCACCATCTTCAGCGGCTGAAACTTTACTAATTTCAACCTTATTCTCAATTATTGTAGCACGTTTATGTGCTTCAGCGATAGTTTGTTCTATAATTTCATCCATACTTAAAGTCGTTTCTTCAGTCAAAATGTTTAGATATTTTTCATACAAATTCATATAAATAGTCATGCTTTTTGTTGCTTCACGAACAAAGTGTTCTGCTGCTATAGCGTTTAATTCTTTATTAGCTGCTTCAACCATACTTGGAAAAAGTGAAATGTGTTGTTGTGTTATTTCATAAAGTTTTTGGGCTGTATCTAATTGTGTTTTATAAAATATATATTCTGCATTATATCGTTTATGTAATATCGTCTGTTCTTGCATTAAAATCTGATAAATCATTGATAACTGCTGCAATTTAATTTGTAATTCTTCTTTTTCAGCTTCAGCAATTTGATTATTAACTTGTGCCGCTTCATATCGGGCTAATTCTTTAGCATACATAGCTTCAGCTCTTAATCTATATGCTGATAAAGTTTCCCAAGTAATGAGTTTTTCATATAAATTAAAATATGTTTGTGCTAAATTAAATAACCCACTATTTAATTCATTGATTTGATTTACATATTGTGCTGCTAATTTATTATCTAATTCAGCTAATTTAGCTAAACTCATTTGAAGTTGATTTTGAAGGTCTGCTGCCATGTGTTCACTTAATTTCGTATTAACCAATTTTTGAATTTGCAGCTCATATGCTGTTACATCAGATTTAATTCTATCATATAAAATTTGATACTCTTGTGATTTACGCTGGCTATAAGCTAACACCATATCTATATTAGATTCAATACGAGCCCGCCATTCTTGGACTTGTAAAGGCACTTCTTTAGCCATTGTCACAAAACCTTCCATTTGCCCTTTTAAGGTAAATAAATGTAGGATATTTTGTAAAGTAGTATTATCTTGTTGTAATTTAGTATCTAAAATCTGTTGTAATATCTGGCTGACTAACCCAGATACATTGTTTAATGTTATAGTTCTATTTAAGTTAACTTGTCGCAACCGTTGTATATTATTTTGAAATTGTGCAATTAACTGTTGGTCATCAACCCATGTATCTAAATAGTTCTGTAATGCTGTAAAAAGTTTATCACTTTGCATTTGTTGTTTTAATACACGATTTGTGGTTGGAATAAATGTATTGACTAATGAGTAAGTTAAATTTTGAATTGGGGTTTGGCAGTTTGGAATAAAACTTAAACATTTTTGAATAACATCGTTAGCTAACAGTTCAAAATTATAATCTTGTATTGTAAAGTTTAATTTTGTTAAAAAATCATTAATATATGTAAAAATATCATTAACAATTTCAGCAATTTTAGATTTAGCAACATCACCAATACTTGTTGTAATTTGAGTCGGTTGTATCTGTAATAATAAATCAGCAATATTTAATAATGTTATAGTAATGGGTGTTAATTGACCTGGCTTGGGTAAAGTAAAATTATCTAAAGTATTTGTTGGTATAGTCGCACTGGATAATAAGGATGGTGCTTGTGGCTGTATGTTTGGTATTGTTAAATTTAATGCAGGGATTTGAATAGTTGGATAAGCCCAGTTTACATCTAAATTAGGTAATTCTCCAAAGTTACCAACATCTGTATTTATAGACTGTATGTTACCTAATTCTGGTATTGATATTTGAGATTGTGCTTGATTAACAATATCACTAAAACTAAAATCAGGGTTATATGGGGTTAACTTAAGAGTTGTGCAACCACTTTGTAACCATTGCATTTCAATCATTGGTGCATGAATTTGATTTAATGCAGGTGGTGGTAATAGACCATCGGTAGATTGATTTGATGGAGCATTACCATTACCAAATGCTATATTCGGGAAAAAACCTACTATACCACTATTTTGTTGTTGTTGCTGCTGTGATAAAAACCCTAATCTATTTGCTAATGTTAATGATACAGGTGGTGTAGCCTGACCTGATTGAGGGTAGGCTGGGTCAGATAAGGTAATCCATAAATCTCCGTAATTACAATCAGCACCCATATCAAATCTCCTTAATTATGGTTTAGCCGCTTCATAAATTGTTGCGGTTACCTTTGCATGTGCCATAGCACAAGCTCTAATCAATTCTTCAATGTGTTGATACCTCGCAACACCAAATATTGCTGCCGCAGTAGCATTTGTTTTATTTGTTGTTGTATTCATTATTTTATCATTTTCAATGTGGGCTTTATCAAGAGCATAATCTGTTCTGTCACTATTATAACGATGACTTAATTGGTTTCTTTGTTCTCTATCATAATCAAATAATTGTTGGAAATTAGTTATTCTATTATTTGCCAATTCGTCCTCTAATGTCGCTTTAGCGTTTCGTTCTTTAATTTGTAATTCTTGTTCAAAAGCTTGTATTCGTCTCTGGAAAATTCTATCAGCAGAATCAAATAATTGAACATCACTTTGACCCAATTTAATAAGAGCAGATAATAATTTCTCGTTAACATTTAATTGCTGTGATTGTAAATCATATTGTAATTTAACATTGTTAATTTGTGTTTCTGCCAATGATGCTTTGGCTTTGAATTTTTTATACTCTAAACTATATTTATCAATGTCAGCAGACATGCGTTCAACATTTGCTTGGTAAATATCAATTGTATTTTTGTAATGAGTGATTTCAGCAAGTAATTGTAAATATCTTAATGCAAGTAACCGTTTACGTTCAATTTCAAATTTTTGTCTTGTAGTTAATAAGTCTATTAAAGTAGCTTGCTTACTATGCTCAAGTTGTTCCATTTCTACTCTGGCTATGCTATTTTTTAATGTTTCTATGTTTATTTTATTAGCATTAAATTCAGCTTCAATCCAAGCTTTAGCTTTAGCTAAATTTAAATTATACAAATTTACTAATGCCGAATTAAATGCAACTTCTAATTCAAGTTGACTTTGATATTTTTTAACTTGAGCTTGATATGTAGTAGCAGCAATATTCGCTTGAGTTTCAACCCTTATATTATCTAAATTAATCGCAACATCTGAATACCACATAATACGTTGAAAAATTGGGTCAAATATACTCTCACTCCAAACTTGTGCTATAGAACCAAATGAATAAAATACTTGTCTAATTGCATCTAAATAAACATCTCTTAAATTTCTATATGAATATGAATAATAATCATATTGAGCGTAAATTAACTTATCAAGCATGTTTGATATTAACTGTAATACTTGGTTTATAACCTGCGCTTTAGTTTGTAAAACAATAGCATTTCGCTGCGTCCACGAATCATAATCAATTCTATCCAAGACCTCTGTCATAGGTCCCGTTTGTTTTTTAAAACCTAATGCAGCAAGTTTATCAGTAGTAGTAATTTTATCAATAATGTTCTTATCAACAACTGTATTTATATCTAAAATACATTTAGTAATAGCCTCTCTCACAGGGTCAACAATAGTAGGTATAGTTACATTTGGTAAGATACCTAAATTTGATAGTTGCACTAAAATATCACTTAATAAACTATCAATAAAAACCTTATATTTAGACGCATTTAATTGATTTATGACCCTATTATTATAAAAATCTGTTAAATAAGCTGAAATATATTGTGTTACAAATTCTTCAACTTTATCTTTAGCAGAAGATAATATTGTATCCATAGAAAAATTAGGTGGAGTTATATCAATATCTGGTAAAGTTTCTTGTGTAATGTTTGGAATTTGAATTTGAGGCGCAAGAATAGTAAGTGCAGATACCTCTGTAAATGATGGTTGAAAATCCTCAATACTATATTGAGGGTCTAATAAGTCTGGAACTGATGGTAATGGTATCATTTACTCCTCCTACTTTCAATTGGAGTAAATACAAGTTCATTGATAGCATCAATATCTTGTAAAATAAATTTTAATTTTGTGCCAGTTAAACCTTTCCCAATTTTTAATCTTTTATATTGACCAGTATATGTTGTTTGCTGCATATCTGTTTGAATTTTGACTTGATATGGTTTAGTAATTTCTCCATCAACATACAAATCATATAAAAATTTCTTTGTTGGCGAAGATAAATATGCCATATCTAATACTAACCCAGCCGTATCATTAGTCTTTTCTTTGGTTAGTTGATATACTCCACCTAACCCAGCTGAAAATAACATTTTATGTGTATTGTTAAATGTGTAAGATACATATGGATAACTGGCCGACCCCATACCTAATGTTGGATGATATAATAAAACAGTCGTAGTTGTATCAGGAACATTAACTGAAACCCCAGCACCAAAATATGGCACAATAAAGGTATCAGCTCTATCATCAACAATAAGTGTTTCAAGTAAATTATAAATCTGTTGAAGGTCTAATTTGAGCTCTGGTACAATTTGTATTAACTCTTGTAGAGTAACTAATAAAGCTTGTTGTGCAAGAGTTACTTCACCAGCTAAAATAAATTGTTCTGCTTGTTCCAGCTTAAAACTTAACTGTTGAAATACATTATCATTAGCATTGAACTCATCAGTAATACTTACCTGTTGAACCCAATAAAATTGTTCTAATAGATTGCAAAGTTCATTTAATGCACATTGGAAAGCTAATAATTTAACCCATGTATCAGCTACATCTATAACGGATTTTAATTCTTCAATTGCATTTCCAAAATGTTCTATTTGGCTTTGAATTTGAAGAATATCATCAATATTATGCCCAAACCATCTGTTTCCTGTTATATCTAAATTATTCTGCAAAAAAATGAAAACGTTTTCATAAAACTGATAGATTGTATTAAATGTATCAGTTAGTTGTAATTTATCTGCTAAACCCCAAATAATTTTTCCAGTAAAACTTGAATCAGTAAAGTTTAATACTGATGTAATAGCCCAAGAAATTTTATCTTGTATAGATTGTTGGATATTACATGTATCTGCAAGAGTATCCAGAATATGTTGAAGGGTTGTTACAAAATCTCCAACATCAGTTGTATCAACTAATGTTTCAAGAATTGTATAAATAAAATCTTGAACAAAATTGGGATTATCAGTTAAATCATGATTAAATAATTGTGCAATACGTGAATCATCAATCCATGTAACATTACTGCCAAGATTATAAATAATAATTGGAGTAATATCATCAGATACATGTGATACAGTAAAAGCGTGGTCACCTTGAACAATCCAATCGAAAAAATATAATTCACCATCCAATAAAAATGGAAAAAATATTACACCATCAACATCTGCTTGTATACTCAAAATATCTGATAGTGTAAAAAAATACTTAAATAAAGGAGTTAAAATTTTATCAATATCAATAACATGAGTAAGTTCATTCAAAAATTTTACCAAAGTTGCACAATCGTCTTGTGTGTCAAAAGTATCTGGTAAAGTATCTATATTAACCTTTGATAATATTGTGGTATCATTAAGACCAGGAGAGTCATAAAAAGTATCACTTATATATCGAGCAAAGGTAATATCATCCCCAAAAACAATATAACCTAAAGCGTCAAAAATTCCAGAATAATTACCATTAAATGGTTTAGCTAAATGGGCATAATCTAAAGTATTAAGGCTTAACCCAGCTCCTACAGTGGTATCACAAAAAGGTTTACCTAAATACGCATAATCTAATGTAATTATGTCTTTTGCATTAATTAAGCCCATAAGTTTAACTCGTCATCACATCATCAACAAACACAGAATATGTGGTGCCACCAAACGCTTGAGCCACAACTTCTATAACTCCTGTTTCCGTTGGTGTAACCGTAATACTTAACTGTTCCCATGTATTTGAGACAGCTGCTGTAGTTGCTATTACATCATCTGTAATACCAGCTAATTGTCTTGCTTTACATACTAATTTACCTGTAATGGCTGTATTTGTGCGTCTGAACCAAGCTGATATTGTAGTGGGTTGGTTAGCTTCAATAGCAAATCTTCCAATAACTAATTCAACAGGTCTATATTCATTTCGATTAACACCAGTTGGTTTTAATTCCCATGCAATCCCTGTTGGTGAATGTCTGGTAACTATCGTTGAGTTTATTTGTCCATCCAACATTAAAATTAAATGGTTATTAGCGGTCTGTTGATAATTATGAATATAAATATATGCTTCATAATTAGTTGGCCAATTATTATATGTCCAATACGTAATACCACTAAATTTCGCATTAGCAAAGTAATTTGTTCCAGTATTAGAATTTAGATAAAAAGCATAACTCGAATTATTAAATATTAAATTCCAAAATTTATTCTCTTTACCTATTAAATTTATATAAGAATCAGATATCTCATCAATTTTATAAAATATATTATGATGACCATATAAAGATATTGTAGCTTGTCCATTTGGTGCTTTAATATTATGAATTGACTTAAATAAATTAAAAGAACTATCATCAGATATCGATAAATTAGTATTATTATAATTTATTTCTTTTATAAAATTAAATATATTATATTTAGATGCTGATAAAAAAATACCATTATTACTATTGTTACAAGCTTGGGTATTTTCATTTATTTGGGCATAATTACAATTATTTATATATAAACCTGTACCTGTATTATTATTATTACAATGTTTAATTGTTGTTATAGTTGCATAATTACACGTATCTAATTGCAATCCATGAGAATAATTATTACAGACATTACCAATATAATCTATTATTATATTATTTCCAGAGATATATATTCCATAATCTGTATTATTATTACTATTGCAAAGATTTTGAATGTAATTGTAATTACCTTTACACATTAATCCATGGTAATATCGTGAAAAATTTAATCTGTTTATTTTGATGTAATTTTGAGTATCAATGTTTAATCCTATTCCATTACCACACTGGCCACTAAAGATTGTCTCACCATCTTGTATGTCGGTTGAAGGGTTATAGCCACCTTGTAATTCAATATACCCACTTGATGACCCACTATATGATAATGCCTGAATAATAGTTGTATTAGTAGATGTTACATCTGTGGGTATTGGGTCTCGAATATATGTTGGAACTGTCTCGGTAACTCCATAATAACCTCTACCCTCATATGAATAAGAATTTACCTGTTGGTCAAGATAAATAGTTTCAATACCACTTGAAGTATCAATTGATTGAATAGCAAGCCATGGTTCATCACCACCTTGCTCTAAATTATTTTTTGAAATCAATGCACACAAATGTGGTCCTATATCAGTGCAAGCAACAATATTATCTAAATAAATTGTAGGAGTATTAGGGTCAACTAAAGCATATAGAGCAATAGAATTTATACCAGAACCGATATTACCACCCTCATTAGATGATAAAGTAATTGGAATCCAACTACCTATTGCTGGTAATGGTGGAAAATTGAATGTTTTAACTGGTGTATTCCCAGAACTATCTGAACATAATTTAATTTGAAATACCTGGTCTATTGTAATAGTTCCTGATAAGTATAACCAGAATGAAATTCTCGAATAACTACTCAAATCTAAATTTGCTAATGATTTATAAGCAATTTTGCCAGTTGTAAAAGCATATTGAAGAGAAATTGTGCTGGAATATGAACCAGATTTACGGGTGGTTGTAGTGCTGCATGTTACATAACTATTTGCAGCTGTCCATGCAGTTTCACAAGGCTCGATTATAGCATTTTGCAATGTCGATAATTGAACTGCTTTTGATAAATTTGTCCACGTAGCATTACCAATAGCAACTGGTGCTGGACTTTTAGCAAATTTAATAATATCACCTGGATTAAATCCACTAAATGCTGATAATGTCTTTTTAGCTGTTGACCAACTTAATCCATCATTATTATCATTACCTTTTTTATAATCTAAACAATATGTAGTCATACTAAACCTTCAAAAGGTGGCCTTGCGGCCACCCCGATTTTAACTGGATGTCATAGTGTAAGTTACTGTTACCTGAATAATATCATTTGCCAATACAGCACGAGCTGAAGCAAATCGTTTAGCAGATAACAAAACACCTGTTTTATCATTTTTTGGTTGAGTATCAGTAACAAAACCACCATATACAGTCAAATTCTGTATCGCTGTAAACTGCATAGTATTGGTAGAAGTCATACTCCCATTAGATGCGGAACCAAATGTAATTTGCGTGCGGTTAGTAGCTGGTGAAAAATCAGTATCCTGGCATTCACCATAACTACCAGTCGCACTTAATGCCGAAGCAGCAGTATCTGTTAAAGCAGGTGTAACATTACCTTTAAACAACGATACATACCAAGTAGTCGACAAAGTAACACCACCACGCAAAGCATCTAAAATACGGTTCATACCTTCATAAGGAACTATGTTTTCGCCACATTCTTTATGCAGCACTCTTCCATCACGAATGTGCTGTATTTCCCATAAACCATGTAATTTCATATTACTCATATGAAACCTCCTAAATCAATTTACCATTTCGAATAATTACAGCATCCATTTGGTCACCAAAACCAACTTGCTGTAAGCCTACACCAGTCAAATCAAGCTCTGGTACTGAAAATATAGCACCTCTACCAGATGCTTGAAAATCTATTTTATTATCACTAACAGGCATTACTTGCTGTCCATTATATAGTCTCAAACCAGTTGGACTTGCCCAAACTAAAAATTCAGTATCTTTATAATAAAATGAACTAATAGTATTAGGCAAAACACCTTCTTGTGCTAAAATTGTGCGTTTTGGTAACGGAAATTCATCACTCAATAAAGAAATATCTTGCGTTGTGGTGACTAATAAACCTGTGGCCAAAACATATAAATTTGTAATAGTAGCATCAAATGGTATGCTATTTGTTGTGCCATCAAAGTCGAAATTAAACGGAAACGTAAAAAGTAATATATTACCACGATTACCCATTAACCGTGCCTGATAAATAACTAAATTATCACACGGTGGTAATCCACTATCAATATCCTTAAATGTATCCTCAATAAACATAGATAAGAAATCTGTGTTTCCTATCAAAAATGTATCCTCATCTAACATAGTATAAAAAACAGGTTTATCTTTAGAGGATAAAGAACGTAACATTTGTTGTTGGTTAGTTCCTAAATTATATAAAAATAAAGAATCATTATCTGTTGAATTGGCTCTGGCAACAAAAAATAAATAATCACCAAAAGTAAAAAGCGAATGTGCTTTATAAAATGCTTGAAAAACGTCAAATTTAGGAACTTTGTGTAAACGCCTATCACGAGTCACTAAATAATTATATAAAAATCTAATAGAATTATCTTGTAATTTTTGTGACCCTTCAAATTTATTAAAAACTATAGGTTTCACAATAACCCTCGTGGTATTCCAGTTGTATGGATATAACTTTGTGTTTGTAATAACACTTTTTGTTTTAAGTATTCTACCCATTGATTGAACCGCTGTAAATAACTATCAGCTACTTGACGGTCATAAACTTCAGTATCAGCCTTACGGTAAGCAAAAGCACAAACACCATCTACTAATGAAGGTTGCCAACTTGCTTCAAATGCAATTGAAGTATTAAGATTACTTACAGTAATAAAGATGGTATCCTGCGTTCTTAAAAATAATGTACCATCTATTTTGGGGATTGGGTAGAAAAATATCTGTTTTGAAACATTATCAAAATGATATAATTGAGGAATATCAGTCGTAGGAATCTCAATTATTGAATATAGATTAACTAAATAACTATAATCAACTTTTTGCAATACAGATGTATTAAATTTACAACTTAAAATACCAAAAATACTATTATCAACAGTAATTACAGACGAACCAGCCGTAACAGGCATAGTTCTATCACTATGCAATAAACTGGCATTAGTAACTAAATAAGATAATGCTTGATTTAACGCATCTATTAAGTCATCATCTGACCATAAGAATGGGTCAACCAAGTCATCTAATCTACGTCTGGTTGCATCAATAATATCTTGGTAAGTCATTTATGCTTTCCTACCACGCTTTTTATTTGTAGTAACATCCTCTGAATCTGTTTCAGTAGTCTCGTCGGAAGAATCTATCTCATCGTCATCAATTAGAATTAAATTGGTAAATCTACGACGTTCTACCTCTTTCTCCAAAATAGGTGTTGCTTCAAATAAAACATCTGTATCTGTATTTTTAATATATCGCATAAATCCTCCAAAAGGGGGCACCGAAGTGCCCCCCTAATTCATTTAGATAGCATACAAATGACCAAACAATTTTGGATATAAAACAGCAAAATCATAAACCGCCAAACCCTTCATAGCATTAGCAAAGGTCTGCTGTGGCCTATAAAGCTCATTCTTTGTTAGCTGCATAATATACACTAATGATTTCTTTGAACCAAACACACAATGGTAACCATTAGCGTCTTTAGCTAACAAATTCGAGGTATAAAAGCTAAAATTGGCTACTGACCCAACATCCATAGTGCGAACAATAGATTTATTATCACCCATTTCATGCGCCATGCGAAGGTCAGAAGTCATAAATTTAGCCATAATAGCAGGCGGAACTACCATAAACCTATCAGTTTCTGGAACATCCTGCTCATCGAGAGCCTGCCAACAACGAACAATAACATCAATCGCAGCATTATTAGTAGAACCAATAACTACAGGTGCTCCAGTGGCACCTAAATTTAGGTTATGACTTATTTTACCAGCCGTTACACCCTGGTTATTAGCATCAGCCTGTGTATAAATAGTCTGAAAAAATTCAGTATCATACACAATCTTTAACTGATGGGCTGCATCATCACTGAATTTAGACATCCAATTCATATCCATCTGTTTAATATCAATATCATCAATTGCAAAATTATAATACTTTGCACGATTGATTGATAATTCAACAGCAGGAGACTCTGGATATTCTAACTGAATCTGTGCTCCTTTCTGGTAATCACGAATGGTAATATTGGGAACAGTACGAATTATAACACGGTCACCAACATTCTTAAGGTCACCAAAATAATCCGTTACAGAAATCTGCGTAGCAATAGTTTTAGCATAGAACTTTTCAAGAGTCTTGCCCGCAAATATCAAAGGAATATATTTCGACGCATCATCAAATGTATAATCAGGATAGCCTGCTGCTCTTGCAATAGACATAATAAAACCTCCTAAAATTTAATTCGTTTATCCTTCGCAGCAGCCAGAATAGCCTCTTCCATTTGATTAGCTTTTTCCTTTGAAAGGCGACCTAAACTCTTATCACGGTAAAATTGTTCAACCTGCTGTGCCGTAAATATCGGTTTAGAAGCTGAATTACTTGTAACCGCTGTAGGTGACCTACCTTTAGGAGGAGCTACCATATTAGAAAATTTAGACTCATCTGCTGCTGACGTAGAATTTTGATTTTTGTATGTTAAAAAGAATTTAGCCACTAAATCAACATTCCCAGCATATGCAGCGTCCTGCAACAACTGCTGCTTCGTTTTATTAGTAAAATCAGCTGGCTCCTGTAGCCAAGTTAGAAAGTCCTTATCAGTATTCAATGTTTCCCAATCAGGAACTTTTTGTGCTAACCTACTATAAAACGATGACATCTGTGCATTCTGCACTTGCTGGTTTACATTCTGTAAGTCTTGTTTAGAGACTCCATGTTTCTCAACTACTTTCATTACAGCTTTGTATATTTCTGGAAAATCCTCTTGAAGCTGTTTAATTTCTGGCTCAAGCTCTTCAGTGTCCTGTTTCTGAACTGGCTGTTGAGCAACCTGTTGAGCCACTAACTGTTCAAACAGTTCAACTTTTGCCTTTAATTTTGCAGACTCATCTCTTAAACCTTTAACTTCCTGATTAAGCCGAGGAACTTCTGCATTATACTTTCCCTGTAATGTTTTATATTTGGTTTCCCAATTTTCCGTAGTATCTTGAGATGGCTCAATAGTCTGTTGAGTCTCATCGTCGGATACAGAAGATACCGCTGGTGTTACTCCAGTCTGGTCATCAACTGTTGTAAGTTGATTATCATTTGACTGAACAGGCGGTGTGGTTCCATCACCAAAAAATTCTTTTGCCAACGCATCCGTCTCTGTTCTAATTTTATCTATTACTTCTGTCATAAAAGCTCCTTATTAACCCATATAAGCACAAATAGCTCTAACTTTTACTGCACCCTTAATAGTAACTGCACCAGTATATGTTGGAACAATGTTTATAGTATCGTTTGCAGTATATCTACGAGCATAACCATAAGAACCAGGAGTAGTAGTTACACTACCAACTGCGCCCTTTAAATCAACAGTGTTTATAAATCCCGTAGCATTCTCTGTATCACCAAGTGTTGCGGCAGCACTCGTAGCAGCATCAGATGCTTTCACAATTTCAACCTCGGTGCCTAATACACGAGTACCTGTCCCAACATTCAATGCCTCAACTGTATCACCAGAAGCAACATTAAGCGCATCAAAATCAACCAGTGCATCAATAACAAATACTTTCTGTGCACCACGATACGGAAGACCAGAACCTTTAGTTGCATTAACGATAGCCATTTTAATGACCTCCTATAAGAAAATTTATAAAAAATATAAAGTAAAATAAAATTTATGTCAAGTATATTAATGTTCACCATTTAATGATTGCTGTTGGGCCTGCATTTTAATAATTGAAACTGCAATCTCAATTACTAAATTAAGTGCCCAATTAGCCCATTTCCAACCAGCTTCTTTCAAATTAGTAAAAATAATAGCTCGTTTCTCATCACCAGATAAATTTGGATTTTCATTTATTGCTGCAACAGCTTGTTTAACATTGTCCCAAGCTTCTGGTGCTGTAATCCATTTAGCTAACCCAATCAAAGCATTCTGCTGAATTATAGTTGAAATATTCATGTATCACCTCCTGTTGGTAATCCAATTCTTTTACTTGTGGCAATCGTTAAAATAATGTTAACAACAGCCACAATTCCACCAGCTAATAAATTAACCATATCCTTATCAATAGGTAATTGGTAATTCTGAACAACAAAAAACAAAATCCCTGCCACAACGTTAATAGCATTCTGAATATGTTTCCAAGCAGTGGCATTAGATAATTCATAACCTTTATAAATAACTTGCCACCAATCTAAAAAATTCATAAAATTACCTCCAACCATTAATACCAAGGCATAATTGCACTAACTTTATTTACATAATCAGCATTAACAAAAGTACCATCATTGTTTAGTAATGGCTTACCAGCATTATAAGCTGAAATTACACCTTTAACGCCATACTTATTAGAATAATTCTTCCACAACATTGCTAAATATCTACATCCAACATCAATATTAACTTCAGGATTAAATAAAGCTGAAAGCCGTTGGTTAAAACCTATACTCCTTGCAGTTGACCCTAACATTTGCATCAATCCCATCGATGATGATAATAAAACTAAAGTAGTATCAATAGTTTCGGGTGGAACAACTTTGAATGAGTCAGATTTCTGTATGTATTTGTCATATAGACTCTTTTCAAAGCGAAAGGATGTTTCATCCCAACCACTTTCAACTTCTATTATAGCTTTAACTAATGCTGAATCTAAATTGTATTTAGCCGCTATTTCATCAACAATTTTAAGTAAATAGTCTTTGTTTTGCATTCAACGCACCATAAATAACACCATAGGAGTAGTTTTTGGATATGAATAGGTCTGACCATTTGCTGTAAAATTCATCATATCATTATCATTAGCCAAAACACAAGTTAAATTATAAGTATTAGCATTAAAAAAACACCTAACAGTATCAATAAGAAAAGATGAACCAGAACAATTAAAAGTCAAGTTAGAAATCTGGTAAGATAAATTATCAGTAGTCCACATCAACATTGTCTTACATACACCATAATCATCACAATCAATAGATGATGTCTGATAAGTCATACCATTAAATGACCCAGTTAATGTCTTACCATCAACAGGGCACGAGCCAATAAGAAATGCATCAGCCTTCTGGTAAATCAACAATCCTAATAATAGCAAAAATACACAAAATTTTTTCATCATAATACCTCCGTTTTTAGTTATTTTAATTTCACCACCTATTCGGTATTACTTGCAGCAAGTCGTTTCGCAGTCATGCGTTCAACAGCTGCATTGTATGCTTCGGTATCATCTATTTGTGCCTTCAAGGCCTTTATTATTAACTCAACCTTCTGCATCTGTTCAATAGTAATAGATAGTCGTGACTTTATATCATCTTTATCTGACCCATCTGGTAAACTTTCAAGCATATTCTCAAAGTTAATACGGTCAAAATCATAGTGGAAGTATTCAATCTCACGGGCATAAATAGCATCTGCGATAACATCATACTTGTAATTAGCGGGTAATTGTGTGTAAAGCATAATTTATATCTCCTTTTAATTTGAAGTAAATGCTACACCATTGCCATTACCAGCAGGTAATGTAGCAGGGTCGGCAAACTTGGTACCAAATCCAGACGATGACCATTGATATGCCGAAACATAAGGGCTATTAGTATGTGCAATGGCAATCTCCGTACCAGCAGGCGAAAATGCTACTCCATATCCATCCCCAGCAGGTAATGTGGTAGGGTCGTTAAATAGGGTGCCGAAACCAGACGATGACCAATGATATACTGAAACATAAGGGCTGTTAACATGCGCAATGGAAATAGCAGTACCATCAGGGAAAAATGCTACACCATCACCAGTACCAGAAGGTAATGTGTTAGGATTGGAAAACTTGGTACCGAAACCAGATGACGACCAAGAATATGCTGCAACATAAGGACTTCCAGAATGCGCAACAACAACCGCAGTACCATCAGGCGAAAACACTATACCATTGCCAGTACTTGTAGGTACTGTGGAAGGATTTGCAAACTTGGTACCAAATCCAGACGATGACCAAGAGTATGCCGAAACAAAAGGCGTAGTAGCATGTGCAACAGCAATAGTAGTGCCATCAGGAGAAAATGCTACACCATCTCCAGTACCAGCAGGTACTGTGGAAGGATTGGTAAACTTAGTACCAAATCCAGATGATGCAGACCACGGATATGCCGAAACATAAGGGCTATTAGCATGTGCAACGGCAACCACAGTTCCATCATGGGAGAATGCTACTCCATATCCAGTACCAGCAGGTAAGGTAGCAGGACTTGTAAACTTAGTACCAAATCCAGATGATGACCACGGATATGCTGAAATATAAGGGCTGGTAGAATGTGCAAGAGCGACAGCATTACCATTAGGTGAGAATACTACACCACGGCCAGTATTAGGTGGTAATTTAGCAGGATTGGCAAACTTAGTGCCAAATCCAGCCGAAGACCAAGAGTATGCCGAAATATAAGGGCTCGTAGCATGCACAATGGCAATTTGGTAATGTGCACTTACTGAAATACTATATTGTATAATACCTGGTGTAAACACTAACTCGTCAAGTCTCCTAATAATACCCACACATCAGTATCAGTTTTGATAAGTGAAACCCCAACCCATTGTGCCGAGATGCTCTTATTCCCTGCTTTGGAGTTGATAGTTACACCTGATGCTGGGCTAAATGTAACCTTCCCAGCGCCTGTTTGGATACAGTTGATTTGTGTCCCGATAGAAAATGCAACGGAGGAATTTGCTGGCACTGTAACCGTAATGGCGGAAGCATTGTTAAGAGTTATCAGCTTCGAGGTATCTGTAAGCGCCAGGGTATAGGTAGTTCCTGTCTGGGCATTTATCGAAAAGATATTAACACCTGCTATCGCTGCATCAAGCTGTTGTTTTGGCACCGCTTGCAATGCTGTTGTTGCGTTATCTGAAAGCACCAGCGGGCCTGTCATGGTATCACCAGCTTTCGATACAGTATTAGTGGTGTAAGCAATGGAACCCGTAGTATCTGTAACATATAAATCAAACCCAGACCCATTCCGCACCAAATAAACGGTATCAGCCACTATAGGATTTGGAAGATTTGATACTACCTTTGCAAAGCTAATAACTCCCATTTACCACCCCGCTGTCTCCAGTCTTGCCCTGGGTGGATTACCACCATAAATTAAATTCCCATTTGCGTCCTCATCAATCTTACTCAATTGTGTCATATTACTGTGAGTATGACTATTAGTAACCGCAGTATCAAGCTGGGCAGGGGTTGACGATGGCTTACCAGTTATCTTGTCCCATGTTAACTGTAAGTCTAATGACTCATATTCAGTCAGTTTAATCCAGCTCGAATTAGCATCACGCCATACATAAGAAGCTGAACCAGATGAAACAGTATTATCTCCTGTGGCATCAAGCACAAGAACATACATCCCATTATGCTTCGTCAAGGCATCTCTATCGGAAATAGTGTTAACAATTATAACACCACCCCCAGCCGCAGATATAGAAGCATCAATCATTGCCTGAACGTCATCACTGGTAATAACACGTTTGGTAACTGTTGCATCAGCATTCGTAACATACATCTCAACATAATTGGGCTTGGCCGCAGGCGCTACTAAATAAACTGCATGACCGTCTAATGTGGCTGGTAACGCTGTAACTTTGTGAATTTTAATAACTGCCATAATAATCTCCTACCAATGAATTGTGCCATTTAACACGGCTGAACAATAAATACCATTATCAGAACCTAGTGTAATTGTATTATCAGTATCTTTACTTATACTACCAATACCAGGAGGTCCCGAAGGTCCTGGAGGACCTGGTAATACATTATCGGATAGAACAACAGGTTGCTCTACGATACAAACATTTGTGTTATCACTTGTATAAATAATTATTTCATCACTCATAGTTAATCATGTGTTACATCTTCAAGAATTTGTAGCATATTTTGCTCATATGTTTTACGCACACCATTAGCATGAGTAACTTCTAAATCATATTTATATTTTCCAACAGGTAAATTCATCTGACTATAAGGCACCTGTAAATCAATACGACCTTCAAGTGGTGTTATAGTCAATAAATTATTTGCACTCGTTGCCTGTAACACAAGTGTTTGTTGACTATCTCGTAAATACAACCGAGCTGACGCCCCTGTTAAATTTATTGGTGCTTCGGTTGCATCTTTCAAGACCCATGTGCGCAACCAGGTATCACCACGAAATAATTTAACATCCATATCATTCACCTAACCCTTAAACGTTGGGTCAATTTCTTTCTGCATAGCAAAAGCCTCTAATGGTAAAAAATAATAACAAAACCCTTGCTGAGGACTCGCCATAAAATTAGAAATAACATTATCTTTATGCTCAAGATGATGTGATATATTCCTAATACAACGCTGTTTTAATTCACAACCTTCATTATGACAAATAGAAAATTCAATCTGCATAGTTACACCTTCTGAAATATTAGCAGTGCTAAATTTATAACTACTGATGTTAATGTCATAATTAAAATAGTATAAAACTGGTTAATTTTACTTTCTAATTTTTCAAGAAGTTGAGAAAGTTTAGCAACTTCTTTATGTCGTTCATCACAATATTGCTTAAAAACAGCATTTTGGGATAATATTTCATTAATTAAATTCCTAACTTCTGACTCATCTAAACATGGAGGTGCCGCCATTTACCCACCTCCTATTTCTTTTTAGCCATTTTTCTAAACGTTTTAGCTAATGCAGCTCTCTTTTTGGTAGTAGGATTAGGACTATTTAACCCTTGCTGAATACATTCATCAGTAACTTTACCACCACACTGCTGTGTAAAAGCTCCTTTTTTCAATGTAGGTGCCAACTTTGAAAGCCATTTTTTATCTTTAGCCATGGTTATTACCCTCCAAAAGTAAGTTTATTACGCAAAATACCAACGATTTCAACGATTGCCGCTGTATAGCCCTGTAAAAACCTTACAGTGCCTATTTCAGAGGCACCTAATAATAAGTTAACTTGTGATGATATTAACTCTTGTAATGTATTAACTAACCGTTCTTTATGCTCAATTGGCAAACTATGTAGCACCCTTTGTAAATCCTCATTAGTTGTTATCTTTGATGACATCGTTATCTCCTTCAGTAACTACGTTATCTCCCATTTTCGGAACTAAATTGATTAACATTCTGCCCTAAATCCTGCGCTTTGTCAATAACTGGATTACCATTGCCTTGGTTTGTAAATGGAACTTGCCCTTGTGGTGGTTGGCCTTGATTTGGAACTGGCGCTTGACCTTGCTGCTGTTGTAATTGCTGCAAGAATTGCTGTAATTCAGGGCTTGCTGCAAATATCTTATCAGTATCTAAACCTAAATTATTAGAAATCTGCTCCAATAAGTAACGTCTGCCCTCAACACCAAGTAACTGTGTATCCATAGGATTAGATGTAATCTGTAAGAATTCCAATGCACGCTGCACTTGCGAGGCCTTCTCATCCAAGATAGATACACCTTGAGCATTAATCTCGTAATCAGGCACATCTTCTATATCAGTTAAATATTGTAAATTAAAGTAATATTGTTTCTTTACTATTGGTTCAATTAAATTTGTATCAATATTATTCACCACATCTTTAATACCCCTTGACGCATTAGTATGTAACATTGATAACCCAGATGCTGTTCTACCTAATGAAGCCTGTGTTAAAGTGCCAGACTCATAAGATGGAATACCTGATAAATCTTCTGCAAATTTATAAATCGTTTGCATCATTTCTATTAACTGTTGCACGGTAGGCGGAACATTATACATGCGTACAGCAGGAGCACTATTCATAGCTGACTCATGCGCATCTATCATCATAAATGGAAAAACTTGTTTCTGTTCTGATACATTGATACGGTCAACATTCCTTTCAATAATAGGCCCTGATGATATAATTGAATTGTTAATAGCACTACGAGCTAATGCATTTAACGCCTCTTGCAGTGGCTTTAGAATATCAGCTATTGATAACCCCCAAAAACTATCTGGTATTTCAACAAATGATGTTTTGGTATATGGTTTATGTCCCAGAGGGTCAGGATTTAACATCGCTTTAATGACGGTGCTATCAGCTACCCAAATACACATATTATAATAACCAACATCATCAATAGGCACACCTAATGTATCGGCAATAC